AAGTAGCGTAAATTATGCTGGCGGTGGCGGTGGCGGTTCAAATGGTCAAGCCAACCGAGGTATTGGCGGAACAGGCGGCGGCGGCGATGGCGGCTGGGGTAATAGCGGTGGCCCGTGGGGCGCTGGTGTAAATGGAACTGCTAATACTGGTGGCGGTGGTGGCGCTCAAGGTGGCTTTAACCCATCTGCTGTATACCCATCAGGAGCGGGTGGTTCAGGCGTAGTTATTATTCGATATTTAGATACTTTTGCGGCGGCGGCATCTACAACAGGTTCACCAACAATTACTGTTACAGGCGGCTATCGTATTTACAGATGGACTGGTTCAGGCTCAATTACTTTCTAAGATTAAATAATGGCACACTTTGCACAACTAGATGAAAATAATTTGGTACTCCAAGTTATTGTGGTACACAACAACGAATTACTTGTTGATGGCGTTGAATCAGAAGCCAAAGGGATTGAATTTTGTCAAACTTTACTTGGTGGAACTTGGATTCAAACAAGTTACAACGGCAATATTCGCAAGAACTATGCAGGGGTTGGCTACACATACGATGCAACCCGTGATGCGTTTATTGCGCCACAACCATTTGCAAGTTGGGTTTTAAATGAAACAACCTGTCATTGGGGTTCACCAGTCCCTTATCCTGATGATGGAAAAATGCACTTTTGGGACGAACCAACAACATCTTGGATTGAGGTACAAATTTAATAATCATGATAAACATACAACTCTCTGTTGATCAAGTCAACGCACTTCTCGCTATTCTTGGCAAGCAACCTTATGAACAGGTCAGTATGCTGATTTCTGAAATTATTCAACAAGGTGCGCCACAAGCGCAGGCGCTTGAAGAAGCGCGAGTTGCTGAAGCGCCAAAAACACAATGAAAGACGAGCATGGCGGATGTTCACGAACTTGCCTCGGAGACTGACAAGCGGTTAAGCGTCCACGAGGCAATCTGCGCCCAGCGTTATGAGGGCATTCAAAGTCGCTTTGACGATGGTTCTAAGCGCATGACAAAGATTGAGTACCTTTTGTACGGGGTGATTGTCTGCGTGCTGTTTGGCCCCGGTGTGGCTGGGGAACTCATCAAAAAGGTTTTAGGACTGTAATGGTTGACCTTACCAAAGCCATCGGAGCCGTTGCCGCAAGCGTTGCCGCACTTGGTGGTAGTTACACGCTTGCCGACAAGTTTGGCTTTTTTGACCGAGCCATCATTGAATGGTCTCCAGAGAATTTTAAAATTGTGGCAGAGGCTAATAAGCCAATTACTGTTACGGTTGCAAGAATAAAGAAACGGGACGACTGTTCTGTTGAGAGTTTTACGCCAAGCATTCGTGATGCGGCTGGCATGGTGCATGAGGCGACTACTACCGCAAGCAAGTTCAGTGGCCCAGCAGGCCCAGAGATTGACACATTCACCTACGAACTTACGATGGTAAGGAAAGAGAAGATTGCCAGCGGCAAAGCGACTTTGCTGGCAACCATCAAATACAAATGTCCTGAAGGGGAGCGTGTTGTGCAATACCCTCGTCATAAAAATCTAAGTTTTGAATTAAAGGGGTGACCATGATTCCAATCGTTGCATCACTGCTTGGTACATTGGCTCAGAATGGTCTGGGCCTTTTGTCTTCTGCGATCCAAGCAAAGGGCAAAGAGGTTGTTGAGAAAACCCTTGGCGTCAAGATTTCTGACGACCCAAGCGATGCCGAGGTTGCCAAGTTGCGCCAACTTCAGTACGACCACGAAGAGCGTTTACTTGAGTTGGGTATTGAGAAGGCTCGTATTGAGCAAGAAGAGTTGACGGCACTGCTTAAAGCCCAAGCAAACCAAGAAGACAATGTGTCCAAGCGTTGGCAGGCTGATATGTCTTCTGACTCTTGGCTGTCGAAGAATATCCGCCCCGGCACCCTGATCTACATCCTGACCGCCTATTTACTGTTTGCTGGCCTAAGTGCCGCAGGCATCGAGGTCAACGAGGCTTATGTTGCTTTGCTCGGCCAATGGGGTATGTTGGTGATGACCGCATACTTTGGTGGCCGCACCGTTGAGAAGGTCATGGAAATGCGCAAAAAGGACAAAGAATGAGCCTGAGTGACGAACAAGCCGCATTCCTTCTGGATGCCTGCAAACTAATCGTATACGCCACTGGCCTTGGTTTTAAGGTCACTGGCGGTGAGTTGGCCCGCACACCTGAACAGCAAGCCCTCCATGTCAAGGCTGGCCGCTCTAAAACCATGAATTCCATTCACCTGAAGAGGTGCGCTATCGACTTGAACTTTTTCAAGGATGGGCAGATAATCTGGAACAAGGAAACCCTTGCTCCGCTGGGCGCGTATTGGGAGAATATGCACCCCAAAAACCGCTGGGGCGGTAATTTCAAATCGCTGGTAGATTGCCCGCATTTTGAGCGCAATGTCGGATAAGGAGAACAAATGACGACCGCATCGGTAATGACTTACGACTCCTTGGTCGAAAACATCCAGTCCTATTTGGAGCGTTCTGATACTGGAACGCTTGAAAAAATCCCTCTTTTTATTATGCTGGCCGAGCAGATCATTGCCAGCCAGATTAAGTTTTTAGGTAACCTGACAGTCAACACCAGCACGATGACGGCCACTCAAGCCGTCATTGACAAGCCTGCCCGTTGGCACAAAACCGTTTCAATGAATGTGGTGGTGGCTGGAAGCCGCACCCCCGTCCTGCTTCGCAAGTATGAGTACCTGCGTGAGTATTGGCCTGATGCCACAGAGACAGGTGTTCCCGTTTATTACGGCGACTACGACTACACACACTGGTTGGTGGTTCCTACACCAGCCGCTGATTACACCTTTGAGGTGTTGTATTACGAGCGCATCCAACCGCTCGACTCTTCAAACCAAACGAACTGGTTCACCATTTACGCCCCGCAGGCGTTGCTGTATGGCTCTCTTTTGCAGTCTATGCCGTTCCTCAAGAACGACGAGCGTATGCCAATGTGGCAGGCAAACTATGACCAGATCATGCAGACACTGAAGCAAGAAGATGTTCAGCGTATTGGTGACCGTCAAGCCGCAGTATTGGATACCTGATCATGTCATATAACAGCCCCTTCACAGGTAATGTCATCCAGCCAACGGATGTCTCTTATCGCCGAATCATTCTGACGACTGACTTGCAGTTGGAGTGGCCGATCAATGGCACAGCAACTGACGATGCCGCCGCTCGTATCATGGAGGTGTCTACCGCCTCCACGGCAAACGAGTTGTGGATGCCGCCAGCCAATCAAACCTCGGTTGGTAACGACGCGCTGATCCGAAATGTTGGCGCTGTTGCTTTGACGGTCAAGGACTACACTGGCTTAAACACAATCGTGACGGTTGCCGCTGGGCAGGCGCAGTACATTTACATCACGGCCAACCCAACCACAGCAGGCACTTGGGGCATCATTGCTTACGGTATTGGCTCTTCTGGTGCTGATGCGGCCACTCTTGCTGGTTACGGCCTGCTTGCAATTGGTCAAACGCTAAACCAGAGCCAGCCAGTCACAACTTTCTCTTCAAGTTACACGGCGCTGGACACAGATCGATCCAGCACTTATGTGTGGACTGGTGGTGCAGGAACGCTAACTCTGACCCTTGCGTCTACGCTTGGCGACAACTGGTTCATGTTTATTCGCAACAGTGGCACTGGCGCTTTGACGGTTGCTGGCAGTGGTGGAAACACAATCAACGGCTCTGCCTCAATCATTCTCCAGCCGACTGACTCTGCAATCATTGTGTGCAGTGGCACCACCTTCTACACGGTGGGCCTTGGCAAATCGACGCAGTTTAACTTTACTCAGTTGACTAAGGCGGTGACCACTGGGTCATACACCCTGACAGCCTCCGAGGCGTCCAATGTGATCCAGAAGTACACGGGCGCGTTGACGGGCAATGTGACCATTGTTGTGCCTCCAACGGTGCAGGTGTACTACATCGTAAACGCGACCACTGGCGCATACAACTTGACAATCTCGACTGGTTCGGGAGCCACAGCGACGCTGACCCCGGGGTCTCAGGCGACGCTGGTTTGCGACTCGGTCAACTTATTCAACGCCAACACAATTTTGGCGGGTTCTTCAACAATCAGTTTGAATAACGGTTCGGCTGGCAACCCTTCGCTCAACTTCTCTACTGAACCTACGACTGGCGTGTTTCACGCCGCCGCTGGTGAATTCAACATTGCGATCCTTGGCGTGCTGAGATCAACACTGTCAGCCACTGGTCTTGCGATTGTTGGCGTCGGAGCATTTACTGGTGCTGTTTCTGGCACAACAGGAACCTTTACCTCTGGAATTGCTGGCGGGACATTTACATGACCAAAAAGGTTTTTGCTATCGATACGCAACCCGGCGTCCAGCGCGACGGCACGATATTCGACATGAACTTTTACACCGATGGCCGCTGGGTTCGTTTCCAGCGTGGCCGTCCCCGCAAGAT